CATTATCTATAAGACTCATCTCACGATATTATTTAACTTATACTCATACTAGGCAAAGGAGACAAGCACAACTTAATTTCTCCTAATGAGGCTACGTAGTATTTTACAACAAGAGGCAAATCATTTTCGAGATACATCTCTATTTGACTACATAGATTTGTACATTTTATGAAATACCCAAGGTTCTTCAAAGAAAATTCTCCTTGTATTACTTTCGTAGAATCTTGTTTTTGCAAAAACTCCATGCTTCCGTCTGACTCTGCTCTTTTGATTTCAGCAGTAGCAAACTGACCATTGCACCGGAATATTAATTCATTACCGACAGACTTAATTTCAAGTCGTTCTGATATGCAAGATAAATCCCTAATAATCTTTTGGAAATCGCTAGAAGGTAAATTTATAACAGAAGAGAACTCTACGTGAGGTTCCTCAAACTCATCGTGATCAGGCTCAATTAAACGTAATTTCTGAGTTTTGCATTGTTTTATGTCTCCATTCTCAAACTTCAAACCTAGAAAAGAAACTATACCATCATGGAAATCTTTATTCTCAATATACATTGTCAATGTGTCATCGTTATCAATTGTATTTATCAATTTAAATAAATGAAACATGTTCACTCCTATTGTAATTTTCTCTTTCTTGCATTCGTAGTGCTCGAAATTATCAGCTCCCAGGAACAAATGGGCAAGCATGGTATGTGATTTATCCATGTTTATAATGCGTATACCGTCTTTTCTAAATGTTATGTTGGTTTCAAGTAGAATATCTTTCAATGCTACCATCAAAGTTCTAAATGGTGCTATTTGAACAGTCTTTATAGTTAACACATTTCCTTCTATCATACTTGCTTTACTTCACAATATTATAAACAAATTTTATTGCTAATAATATTATTTATATACACAATCCTTTTAAGTTACTTTATGACATTCCATTTATAGAATTTCAAATGTCCAAGCTGATGGTGTTTTTCTCAGATCTCTTCCTTTTAGTTTTTGTAGGTACATTGTCATTCTGCATTTCCTTAAGCTCTGAAATGCTTATGGTACTTCCTTTATCATTATCTAATTCAGTTATACTTGGAGCCATAGTAGTGTGTTTATACACCTCCTCTTGACTTTGATTAATAGGATCTTTCTTATTTACCTTCAACCCAGAAAGAATAGAGGATATGTCACTAGGGCCCTTCATTTCTGGTCTCTTCGCAGAGGACTTTGCGGCAGGTTCAACTCCTCGACTAGCATTAATATCCGGTCTTCCTTGTAATGGAACATAACCTGATCTGATAGGTGGAGGTGCTGAATTAGGTCCTTGCGTTGCTATAGGGGCAGGAGGACCACCGGAGGAGGAATCTGGGAACAAATCTGAGTGATCATTACCCATCATTCTAGATTGTTGACGATTCGTGTTCTGAGGTGGAGGTTGTCTCTGCTGCTGTTGCTGAGGCATCATGTTGGGCATAAAGCTGTTAAATCCTGGATTATTTGATCCCATAGTATTTACAGCAGCTTGGGTAAACTGTTGTACCAAATCTGGGTTTTGCCTCATAATATCATCCATCCCTGGCATAGCAGATTTGAACATGCTGTTTGTCATATGCACCATGATAGCACTTCCACCCAGCTGAAAAAGCAATTTCAACTCAGGAGCCATGGATGCTTTCGATTTGTACTTCTCATGCAGTTCAGCAAAAATGTCATCATAATCATTTATGTTCTCGTTCACTTGTTCTGACCATCCATCTAACTTCAAATCAAAAGGATCTACTTTATTATTTAAGAACTCTAAACCGGTTATAGCAGCCATAAGCATTTTACCTTGGAATTTTACCGAGTTATCCTTCTCTTTCAAGGAAACGTGAGTCTCGTACTCTCCTTTCATCTCCAGCAAGGATGACTCCATATCATACCTTTTTGTCAATGTAATACCTTTCTTCTCCAAATCCTCTAGTTTCTTAAGTAGGGTAAACTTTTCTTTTAGTAATTCTTCTTTGGTCTGTACTGGTTCCATTTCCTTAGGTTTTATCTCTGGATTTACAGGAATATTGTTAAATTTTCCGTATCCGTCCCACGTTTTGTTGTCCTCTACTTGATTTTTAGTAGAAGCTCCCAAATTCAGAGATATAGGCGTAGATTCCGCATCTATTGGATCAGAATCTATTTCACTTGATCTATTGAGTTTTATGGAAGGCAAACTAGAGAACCCCCCTCCACTTCTTCCAGAAGCTTCATTGAGCTCGTCTTCTAAATTATCCAAATCCTCTATTCCTATGGAATCATCACTTTTTACTCCTGATTTTTGCTTCACCTTATCGTTCATAAGAAACTCTATACCTGGACCAAAAGAACTCGATCCATTTCCTCCACTTTCACTTAAATTATCAGAAATATCTATTATAGAATCCATTTCTTTATAGCGGTATTAATCCAATAAATTGAATGATTGTTTCTTATTAAGATTATGTACTTTATGCTTTAAATAGAAAATATTAAGATGAATATATCGCACTATCCATTTGAAAATGACCGTATTTTCTGAGGTACCATAAACCCTGAAGGAATGAATCAGCCATGTCGTCTTTCTTTTTGCTTATTTCAAGAATATCAGCTTTATTTGAGAACGAATCATTTGTCATAACAATATCCTTGCATATACTTACTCCTTTCTTCTTTCTGCTGCTATAATCTCCAGAGTCTTGTACAAAGTCCTTTAATTTGTTAATAGAGGACACGAATATTACATCATGTACTAGGTTCATTATGAAGTACTGTGTAATCATTCCTTGTATTGTTTTCATTCTATTTGCTAAAGGGCTTATTTGGTTCTCTATTAAAACCGTCGTGTTCCTCATGTTCATCATGTGTTTCACTTTGTCGAATGCTATAACTAAACGTGACCCTATTTCTACAAGACTTATATCTTTTGCATTAACTTTTTTCTTAGTTACTAAGTTAAGATACGCAAATTTGCAGTGCCCATGTATTTTGTTTAATAACTGGGATTTACTTAACTTTTTATTGTTTACCTTCTCCACATTTATGTTCTCCTCTTCACACAAGGTTATTAGATCATTGTATTTTAACTTCTTCACTACATTGGGTTCTAAACTCTTCGGAACCGGTGGTTTACCAGCGACTTCCAATAATTTCGAATGACGTTTACAGAAGTACTCATACTCTTCTTTATCATCATCTATTTCTTCATCCTCACTATTCTCAGACAATGTAGATAAAGATAGTTCCTCATCTACTTGAGCTAATTCGATACTGGACATGCTGCTAGCAGAAGACGTAGGTTTTACCTTTTCATAAACAGCCTGGAATTTGCAATGATCGCAATACCTCACTTTCTCTTCATCGCATAAGTTTATAACATCCCAGTGAATTATGCTACACTTATTGGAAGGTTTACTTGATGTAGTGAAATTATCCTTATCTTTAACACAGAAAATACACAATGCCAAATTTCTAATTCCCACATCTATGCTTGCAACGTATTTGTCTTGGGAAACATGAGGGAGGTCACTTACTATAGGTAAATTAAGCAACTTTTCTCCTATTTCGGAAACGTTCGTTTTAGAACCACTTTCTTTTACCATATTTATACCAGCTATACTAACAATGCGTTACCGCTTTACTTGTACTCTTATCATAAAATAAATAACATTCTATTTTATGATATATTTTTTCTATGTTGTATTATTTATACCTTTTCAATTTGCATTAGGGTATCCTTGCTTCAAGTACTGATCTTGTGTCAAAATTGGAGCAACTAAACGAGATTGTAATTGCTGTCTAGAAAGGTACACTTCCTTCAAGTCGCTGTCAGCATATCCATAAGGTTGGGAAGTCTCTAAACAAGATGTATACAAGAAAGGAGAGGAAGGAGTTGATTGATTTTCGCAGCTACCGTCTAAAGGACAGTAACCACAGCTATCGCAGGCGTTCACCTGATTTTGCGATATAATTTTATCTGCGTTCTCTATCATGTACTTCCTGTATTCGAAATTGCTATTTA